TAGATAGCAGACCTACGACTACCACCCTGCATTACCTTCTGACCTATGGAGTTAATCATCTGCATCTTAGGTATTGGACCACTGGAGACACCGCCAGTACCCTTCAAGGTTTGTCCCTCTGGTCTATAGGTCGAATAGTCTACACCAATACCACCGCCTGTCATCAGACAGGACTCAGACTTCCAAGACAGGTTAGCCCAATCTTCTCTGGTATCTTCCTCCGCTTTAAGGAGGTAACAATTATTAAAGAACTTCTTTTCCCTGCCAGCATAGTAAAGATACCTGCCGCCTGGAAGAAATCGAAGGTTGGATATATGATCTATCAACGCTTCCTTCTCATCTTTACTAAGATAGGTCTGACATACATCCTCGACTAGTGTGCAAGCTAACTCATGAAAAGTTTCTGCCCCTTCATGAGAATACTTAGTATAAAAAATATCCTCACTAAACTTAGATCTGAACTGTGGATTACGATTAGACTTAAACATGTTTACCCCTCTCTATTAAATCATTAAATAGATCTTTTTGTTTCCCCTCTTCTGGATATTCCAATGCCAGTAACATTTCAGCATAATGAATTACTTTCTCGATGTCCTTCTTCCCTTCTCCTTTCTTGTTATGTCTAGTAATATATTTTACTATATTAGCTTCACATGTATTTAACTTATTTAATTGACAATAGACTGTAGGTTGTATGACACAATCTTTATAATGATCCCCGCCTACTTGTTTGTCTAAAGGACTAAAAGAAGGATTGGAATTTTCTTCTGACATTTTTTGTATCTCCAGATTTAATAGTTTCATATGCAAATATCCTTATCTTAACAGGATCAACTTTAGCATACAAGCAGACAGTTTCAAAATCTTCACATGTTACACCAATAGAAGAAAAAAACCAAGCATCAGCTTGATCTCTTTGTACTTTTATTTCACTAGGCTCTCCTTCAGTCTCAGGTTTACATAGATCTAGCATAGCTTGTAAGATAACAGAAAGATATAGAGCTTGATAAGAATCTTTATTTGCTAAATCATATAAAGATTCAGTTGAAACTTCAGGAGAAAGAATCATGATATTCTTCTACCGGCCTATAAAATTTACCTCCTATATAATTATTATAATAAGCAGGTTCATCTGTTCCTTCCAGTGTAGCTGTCAGAACATGAAGTTTAATTTGATAGTAACATTCATAGTATTTTAAACTTCTTTTATTTTTAAACTCTTCGATGATTTCAAATTTAAAGTTTTTCTTTCCTATCTTTTTGATATCTTCAAGAAGTGATTTGCTTGATCCCATATAAGTTTTCCAATTTGATTCTGATTTCTTTTTCTTCTTTCTATAATTAAAATATTGTTTGCATCCAATGTAAGATTTTTTAGTTTTTAAATTAGTTATGATGTAGACAAATCCAAACTGAGTAAGGTTTGGTTCTTTATAAAATATCCAATGCATTGCTTATGATAAAGCTATCTCAGGAACATCAGGTTCTTTACCTATTTGAACCATAAATCTTTTCCCGTTTGCATACTGAAATACTCGTATACCTTTTCCTTGATTGGCATCTGCCCAGCATTCTTTCTTATGTCCACAGTAGATACAACCTACTGAAAGCTTAAGATTACCGGACTTGCCATCAGGAACTCCAGGGTAACATCTCTCAGGGATATCAGGACTATCTATCATCTTTTTAAGATATTTAATTCTGGTTTTAGCATTGATCATTTCCATCGAATGCAGGGATGTCAAACATATCTCTCCGGTAGACTTATCAATAGCAAGGAATGCAGCCTCATCTATATCATTGGCCTCTGCATAGGCAGATATCTGTGAGATATAACCGAAAGGGTCATCTGTTATGAGAGTATTATTTTTAAATTTCTGAAAGCTTCGGCCTGAAGCACTCTTACAATCAACCAGAACACCATCTATTACAGCGTCTTGATGTCCTTTAACGCCTTCTACTTCAACTTCTTTTTGTTGTTGTTCAACTTTGTGTCCTGCAATCAAAGAACATAATAACAATAACTCTTCAAGGATGTAACCATATAAGAATTTAATTCTGGTACTGGGAGTAAGAGTTTCTCGTTGCTTAGTACTGTTAACATTATACCAGAGTTGTCTATCTGGTTTACCTATAGCTGACAGCCTTAGATATCCATTTGTTGCAGGTTTTTCATAAAGAAATTCTTTAATATGAACCTTAATCATATCTCCAAAAATATCAATATACTTATCTACTTCTTTCTCATCCATCTTCACAGGACTAGGAGAAAATAAATTATATATATCTTGTACTAATGTATCAATTTTTTTCATATAAAAAAAGAGAGGGTGATTAGTGGCTTACTATTGCTCACTGACCACCCTCCAAGTCTCCTTTAGGGGTTAAGAAGCAAAGGGAATTTCTTCAGCTTCATTTACATATCCACCAGGCACAACATCAAAGGTTGTATCTTCAGGAATGTATTCGATTAAGTCTACTACCTGAACTTTATTTAACCATCCTTTAGTAGCTTCCTCTCCGGTTTGCCTACTCACATACTTGGATGGTCGATAACTAACATTTACTTTGGAACCATTACCAATAAGTCTTTCTCTGGAAAATGGATTACGATCAGCATCAACAATATCTACTAGTCGAGATGCACCGTTGAAATCAGTTGTGGACTGAGTTAGTTTAACATAATGACCAGGAATTTTATCATGACCATTACGAATATTCAGACCGTCTGCCTCTGCTACCTTCTTATTTTTGGCATCAAGATTTGCAACATTGATAATCCATTCACCTTCAGGTTTAAACATTGTGCTGGGTTTCGTTATCCATGCAAACCATGCTTCGCCTGAGATCACACTATTTTTAGCAGCCATTTGTACTCTCCTTAAAAATTTGTTTAAAAATGTTATTTAACAAGGTGTTTAAAGTTTTGTTTGCCATCCTTCTCCTTTTCTAGTTGTTATCGAATTATAGCACATTGTAATTCCTTAGTCAAGCTCTTTGTTAATGTGTCTCTGCCCATGTATTTCCTACTTTGTATTCACAATCAAGTGGACATTTCATATTGAGTGTCTGTGTCGTTTCCTGCATAGCTTTCTTGGTTATCCTTCCAAAGAATTCTATATCTTTCTTTGCTACTTCAAATTGGTATTCATCATGAACAGAAGCTACAAGCCTAGCATCTATACCTGACTTACGAATCCATTCATCTATATGGACAAGCCATTGCTTACAAATAATTGCACCGGCCCCTTGAAGAAGGGTATTGAGGCTGGCATGAGGTGATCTGATATGTAATTGTCTACCATCTAAACCTTTAACTATACCAGACTTCGA